CAGCCGTCGCCAGGACGCGTGTTGCCGAGCTCCTTGGCCTTCGCGGGGTTTCCCAGACCGTACACGCGCTCGAACAGCGCGGGACCGTTGCCCACGAGCTTCCTAGCCTCGGCCATAGTCACGTTAGCCGAGTGGTGGCCCACGCCGAATATCTCGAAGATGCGCTCGGCCGACCTGTAGTTGCCGCTCTCCCACTCGATGGTGAGATCTCCCGTCTCCTGAAACGCGCGAGCTGCGAAGTGACAGAAGCGCAGCTTCGTGGTGATGCCCGCCTTCTGAAACAGCGCGTCGCCTCTCTCGAAGGCGGCGACGTAGTTGGGCTTCGCGTGCGGACAGAGCTTTCGTACGACGTCTACTGGTCTCATGAGTCCTACTCCTTGTCGCCCGACGCCAGCTTCTCGGCCAGCGCCTGGAGAGCCCACTCGATCTCGTCTGTCTTTCTTCGGAGATCGATCTTCAGTGTGTCGAAGTCGCCCGCGTCGACGGGCATACCGCGATGCCGAGTGATGCCTTCTAAGATCTCTTGATACGTCATGACTTCGTCTTTCCGTAGAGGCAGGCTACCCCGCCAGTGTTGATGTTGCCGCTCTCGAACTGAAAGCGGATCGCCGTAATGGCGACAGCCGTGTTGTATCCTCCTGAGAAGAGCGTCGACGCGAACATGCTAGCTCCGCCGACTGCCGCACCGTAGACACACTGACCGTACATGCGAAAGAAGTTGGTAGCGCCGCTAGGATCAGCGAACTTGATTGTCGCGTCGAAGTCCTCGCCGCTGGCGTTACCGACGTCGAGTGTTCCAGACGAGCGCGTCATGTTCATCTGGCCGAGGTTCGTGTTGATGGCGGTCGCCTCTGTCGCGCTGGCCTGTGCGCGAACATAGGAACTGTAGCCCGCAGTCTGGTAGGTCGGACCGCCACCCGTGCCGATGCGCAGCCAAGCCTCGACGTCGTCGGTGGCAGGCTGACATCCGGAGATTACTAGCTCGTAGGTGTCGTAGGTGCTGTCGAGAACGACTTGTCCCACGCCGTCGGTCGGAGTCGCGCCGTGGACGAAGTCGATAGATCCCCGAGCCGCCGTGAGCTGCACTCGGCTGATGAGCTTGGATCCCACGGCCACGACCGCCGCAGGAGTGTATCCGACTACGACGTACTTCGCTATCCCGCTGTCGTAGTGCAGCAGATAGTTCGCGTTGATGCGGAGAGCGCCAGCGGTGAGCGCGGTGCCCTCGGCGTCCACCACAGCCACCGCGCCGGACGCGTTGATGTTCAGAGTGACGGCTCCGGAGTTGGTGGCGGCTGGCTTCAGTATGAAGTTCATGTTGCCGTCCAGAGCGCCCGTCAGCGCCGGAGCAGCAGTCGCCGTGACAGTGTTCGTGCCAGAGACAGCCGTGAGAGTTATGGTCGCCCGATTCCAGAGACCAGTGATCTCCTCCAGAACCTGATCCATGTAGTCGTCGCCGTCGACGGCCCCAGGAGTCGTGCTGGACGGTGTGAGGCGATCAAGCGCCATCTGTGTTCCCCTTCTCGAATTTCGCAGCTAGCTGAACGGTGAGTTCTTCTATCTTCGTCGCGGCGATCTCGAGCTGCGACTGCAGCTCGCAGATCTGGATGGCCTGAGCTCCGATCAGTAGCTGTACGCGCTGCTCAGTGCTGGTCATGAGTTGACGGCCTTGATGACCGCGAACTGAATGACGGGAGCCTCGGTCAAGTTGCCTCCAGTCATGTTTCTGATGTTGACGGTCGCCGAGCCTGCAGCCGCCTGAGCATTCATGAAGTACGCTCCGATCGTTCCGCCGGAGATGTGATTGAATATCAGCACGTCGGTGGCAGCTATCGACGTGTTCGTGAAGGTGAACGAGACGACTGTCTGAGCGTTGAGCGTCGCGCCGTTCAGCGTGATCGCGCCGCACAGCGCGTTGAAGGCGACCGTCGTAGACTTGCTCGACAGCTGCGTCACCGTGTTTCCTGCTCCCGTCGAGTAGCCGACGCCACCCGACGGACTCGCCGCCTTGAACGAGCCCCCGGTCACGGCGCACGCTGCTCCTAGAGTCAGCGTCGTCAGTCCGGTGAACGTGAGAGTGGCAGCAGAGTGCGTCGCTACGACGTTCCCGCTATTCCAGTCGATGACTGCACCGGAGGCCAGATAGAGATCCGACCACCTGAGAGGACCAGTAAGAGAGCCGAGCGCCATGCCGTCGTCCGTCGGTGGATTGGCGAAGCTCGCTCTGGTGTACTTTCTGTCTGATCCAGCTCCGCCCGCTGCCAAGTGACCCGCGATGTAGTCACCAGCAGCCGGAGTAACGATAGCGAAGTCTGCGAACGTAGTCATCTACTACCCCATAGTTGAGAGTCGACTTGTTCCGTCCATCGCGTATAGAGCACTGAGTTCTCCCATCGTGAACAGAGGATTGCTGCCGTATCGCAGCAGAGACGGAGCCTCGTCCACGAGAGTCACGGAGGCCTTCAAGTCGGCCTGAGGCGTCACGGAGAACACCAGCATCCGACGATACTCGCTGTGCAGATCCCCGGCCGTGACCATGCAGCCGTACTCGTAGTTCGTGTCCGAGAAGCCCACGATCGTGCCGGGATCAGAGAACGGCACGGCCAGAGTAACCGTGTTGGTCTCCCCGGTGGAGTTGCTGAGAAGATGCGTCGAGAGAGTTCCGTCGTTTCTTCGAATGGCTATGCCGGTGGTCACGCCTACCAAGTGCATGTCCGTCACGGAGTGCATGTCCGTCACGGAGTGCATGTCCGGCTCGTTCGTCACCGGTATCGTGGAGTCCAGTATCAGTCCGGTTATCTGCAGAGGACTGTTACCCTTCGTCACAGTCTTGATGCGAGCGTCGCCCGACCGGGAGGTCAGGATGTCGTGCTGCAGCCCGACTAGGGAGCCGCGTCTGCAGACTATTGACTCTATGTCCGTGTCGAACGTGTAGAACGTAGATCTGAGATTAGCCTGATCGAGATCGAACTGAGCGCGAGCCCGAACCTTCGCCAAGTCCACCAGTCCCTCGTACGCGATGGACTCCAGAAGACCTGTGGTGGCTATGGACGGATCTCGCTGATAGACGAAGGTCTGTGCTCTGTCGTCGTCAGAGAGATTGTCCCGATAGGTGACGACGAAGCCCTCCGGAGGCCTGACGAACGCGCGGTCGAAGTGCATGTTGCTAGTGTTGATGCGAGAGAACACCTGAACAGGCACGTCCTCGCTGCGATCGTTGTCGACCGTCACCCCGTACTGATCCGACTGATACGGCTTGGCATACGCGCAGGCCGCCAGCGTGGCGAGAACGTCCTGCGTTCTCATGTCGTCTACTATGGTATCGCACGTCCACTCGTTGTCTGTGCAGAGCGTGCGCCAAGCCAGTATTCCCGTGTCGTCGCGAAGATCCGAAGGAAGAGGATCCAGGTTCTGCGCGCCCGACAAGACGTCGACGTAGTGCGGCGCAGGATTAGAGGTCGTGGTCCACGTGTTCCACCCCGAGCCGTCCCAGTCCTTGACGTAGCCAGACGCCTCAGTCGAGATCCTCTGAATGTTTCTGTTGACAGCCCTCAGCGCCACCAGTGCGAAGCCGGACTTCTTGACTGGATAGTCGTTCCAGACCGATATGACTCTGATGAACGACAGTCGATCCGACACGTTGGTCTGATTGGTGACCTGCGGAGACGACACGTTCTGATACCAGAAGAAGTCCACCTGCTGCGCAGCGTAGGTATAGTTGGTCTCGTTGAACGCGCTGTCCTGAAAGGACACTCCGCGCTTGACCTCGAACTCGTATATCCCCTTCGGGAAGGAGGCCTCGCTGAGATAGATCTCGGCTCGATTGTCGAACAGGTTTATGTTCTGTATTCGAGAGGCGTCCTCGTTGCCGTTGTTGTAGTAGTGGAGGCCTCCTCCCTTGTTGAAGTAAGAGTCTGCCGTCCAGCTGCGATCGGCAGGAGTCGGCGGTGCCACTGTCTGATCTATCGGATCGAAGAACGCGTAGACGAAGCCGTTGTTCGCTGGCACCGTCTCGACAGGATCAGCTACGTCCTGCCACTTGAACAGGACTGCGAAGCGGAGCTGCCTGATGGTGTCGTTCGCGTAGTGCAGCTCCGGCAGATTTATCCAGGTGCTGGAGCCCCGCAGACGCATTCGTATTCTCAGAGGAATACGCCATCTGGAGTTGCCTGCGATGGCCAGACCACCGGGAAGCAAGAAGTGAAACCAGATCTCGTCGGGAGAGTTTCTCGCCGCGACTCCGTGCCACACGGACAGATCCGTCTCTGGCAAACTCTGGTGCACCAAGCTGATGTTGTCCGACTTCAGGGTCGGCTGCGACATGGTGATCTGAGGAGCAGAGGTCTTTCCCTGCCTCGTCGCCAAGGTTACAGGTGTGTCGCTCTCCCATCCCTCGCGAGTCTCGAACTCTACGTCCTCGGCATCCGTTATGGACACACCGTCGACCCGAAGATCCTCCAGCAGATGAGGACCATTCAGAGCCATCAAGGCCTCTACGTACTCGTCGTCGTCTACGAGCTCCACCAGAGGCTCAGTGACGAAGGGAGGATACACCTTTCTGGTCCCTATGACGCGAGGTATCGCGCCTCCCGGATTGATCAGGTTGGCCTGCGCCGACGCAGACTCTCTGTTGTCAGCGGAACTCTCTCCCGCGCCGGATGCGATGTCCTGCGTCGGTGGCGCGGTGAGAGCCGAGATCGCCAGAGCACCAGCGACGCTGACAGCACTGGCCAGCAGGGTCGCACTCGTGGAGCCAGCCGCGAACAGACCAGCCTCTCCGAACCCTGTGAAGACGGCAGCGGCACCGCCAGTGATAGCGGTCGCGACGGCTATCAGCGCTATCGCGGCGACGAGCGCTATGATGGACTTGCCTGAGTTGCTGCCTCCGAGATTTCCCAGAGGCCAGTGCAGCGTCACCGCTATCGGCAGCTCGCCCGTGGACACCTTCGGCCGAACGCGACCCCACATCTCGCGCGGGACCTCCTGATTGTTGACGCAGACGACGCCTCGAGACTCGAACATGTCCGGAAGCCGAGGAACACTGCGCACGATCTCCGCTATCGTCTCGCCGCCGACTCGCAGATCGCGATACGGCGTGCTCCCGAACGCGAACGGCTCGCGATAGGCGACCGCCACCTTGTTCTTATCGAGCCGATTCGACACTCATCATCTCCGTGTGACGAAAGAACTTCAAGTTGCGAAACAGAACAGTCTGATGACTCATGGGCACCAGAACAGCAGAGGTCGCCCGCTCGATGTGCAGAACTCTGTGATCCACCATGAGACCAACGTGAATGGGAGCATGCTTTCGATACATGACAGCCATGTCGAACATCTGCGGCTTGTCCACAGGGTGCCACGGCTCCTTCGCAGTCTCCTCCGCGACCTTGTAGGCTATGCGTATCAGCTCAGACGCAGGAATATCTCCGTACGTCGGAAGCTCTATCTTGTGCTCGGTCTTGAACGCGAGTCGCACGAGACCCCAGCAGTCCACCCCCGGCCAGTCGCGTCCTCCGTCCACGAACGGAAGACCGACGTACTTCTCGAACCACGGTCTACTCATCTGAAGAGCCCTGGAAAAGTAGACTGCAGCGCTCGCTGACCCGGCCATACTCTCTGCAGATAGTCCCAGCCTACTATCGTCGCAGAGATGGCCAGCACGTCCACCTGGATGTTAGTGAGGAACAGCTTGTCCGCCATGTAGACGACTGTCGGCACTGGAGATCCCACCTCTGTTCGCGGATCGTTAGTCAGCACGAAATCTGTGGAGGACAGCAGCTCCATCTTGAGACGAGGCGGCGACTGCAGAAGACGCACCGTGTCGCCGATGCGCGGATCTACGTTCTGTATCGTCAGCTTCGCTGTGGGAGGCTGCTCGTCGTCCGACAGCAGCGTGATGTCGAACGGGAACCCGATGAACGTGTTGCCCCCGTAGACGAAGTCCTTCGTGTCCCACACTACGCGAATTGGATCTATCAGCGTAGGGTGCGATATCGTGAGAAAGCAGAGATCTACGTCGTCCGAGAAGTTGGCCTCGGCCGACTGACGAAACGACATCGATATGTTGCGAGGCATCTATGGAAGTCTCAGTAGGTTGAAGCTGACCCGGAAGGTGCCGGGGGTCATGCGGTCTATCTTGGGAACCTCTTCCGGCCTGAAGATCCACGTGTAGTTGACCTTCGTTATGGGATGCAGCCACTCGAACGGCAGCGTCCCGTCCGCCAGCGTAGTCTCGAAGAACGTGTTGAACGTGAGCCGCTGCGCGCTCGTAAGGCGAAACGCGACCGCGGTGAGGGTCGAGACTGCAGTGCTGCGACGACGCATCTTCGCCGTCCCCACGCTTCCCTGAAACGAGGCGACGTTGACCTGCCTCTCCTCGGAGAAGTTGTTGAGGAGAGGACACTGCGGAAGAGTAGAGGGCCAAGTGTTGGTCATCGCACCTTGGTCGGTCGAACGCCGAACCGTCCTCTGTTCACGTCGTCGAAGTCGCCTCTGGCCTGAGCCTTGCGAACTATGTCTACGATCATGCGCTCTCCGCCTGCTGGATCCTGCCGTCTCTGCGTGCGAGTCTCCGTGTCGGCGGACACGTAGTTGTTTATCTCCACCGTCTGACCGCCTCCTCTTCCCGCGGACATCGCGTTGGGTATGATGTTCCCCGAGGCGTTCGGCTTGAACAGCTCTGGTCCGTTCTCTCCGACAAGATACGCTCCGCCGGCGGACACGCTGCCACCGCTCGCTCTGGCTCCACTGAAGAAGGACGAGAAAATCGCGCCGAGACCTCCGGTTCCGCCTGGGACCGAGGTCGCTGTTCCCAGCAGTCCGGCCAGCGGTCCCTGACCCAGAAGAAGAGCCTGCTCCAGAGCGCGAATGAGATTGTTCGTCAGATTCTTCATGGCGTCTGCGGCGCTCAGGGTCTTATTGCGCAGACCATCCATGATGTCTATGAGCTGATTGCCTCCGAACTGCACGGCATTCTGGATGCCCTGAAAGGCGAGCTTGGTCTTGTCCGCGGCGTCGGCCGCCGTCAGCATTCGCTGCGACACGCTGGTGAACGAGTCCGCGTGCCGCTGATTCAGCTCGATGCCAGCCGCCGTCAGCGCCTCCTGCTGCGTCATGGACGCGCGAAGAACGGCGTAGCTGTCGATCTGCGCCTGAGTGACCTCGCCACCCTCTCGCTGAATGGCCTGCAGCAGCGACACCTCGGTGCGAAGCTGCTGATGCTCCGCAGCGGTCTTGCCGACCGCCGCCGCGTCCGCGTTGAGCGCCGCTATGTGCCGGTTGATGCTGTCCACCTGAGCCTGAAACGGATCAGCCTGACTACCGGCGGCTGGATTGAGAAGTGGCCTCGGCTTGAACGCACCTGGACCACCAGCGTGAGCACCCTTGTTCGGGTCGCCGCCGACCGTGACGTCCGACGCCTCGAACTCTGCTCTCGCCTGCTTCAGCTTGTCCAGCTGCGTCCTGAACTCGTCTATCTTCTCGCCGATGGCGATCAGCTTGTCGCGGTCCGTCGTGTCGTTCGCGGTGAGATTGAGAAGCTGTCCCAGCTTGGTGTTGAACGCCTGCTGAAACGATCCCTCCGCGCCTACGCCCTTCCCGTCTCCGGTAGCGATCCTCTCCTGGAGAGCCTCCAGATTAGTTATCTGAGTCTCTAGATCCTTGATGTTGGACTCCAGCGCCTTCGGACCCTGCTGCTCCGCTGGCTTGAGAGCGTCGAAGAAGTCCCTGACCGCCGCAGACATCTTGATGATGAGAGGTACTACAGAGGCCAGCGTCGGCACGAGAGCGCCGAGCGAGCTGCTCAGCTCGTCCCCGATGACTCTGGCGAGCAGCGACAAATTGGTTCGCGCCTCCTGAGCGCGCTTGACCGCAGCCTCATCGATGGCCAGTCCCAGCTCCCTCATCCTCTGTCCGGCCGCCGCGATGCCCTGCTCTCCGCCGGCCAGGATCGAGATGAACTGCTCGTTGTCCGTCTTGAAGGCCGTCTGCGCCAGCTGAGCTCTCTTGACCTCGTCGGTCGTCGACCTGAGAGCGTTGGCTATGACGTCCAGCCTCGCGGCCTGCGTGGGAGCCTTCTCGAACGCGTCCACAAAACCCTTGCCCACGTTGCTCAGCGCCTTGTAGAAGTCCTCCGCAGTATCCTTAGACGCCTTGCTGACCTCGGTGAACTTGTCTAGAGCCTTGTTCAGCTTCTCCTGCGGAACTCTCGCCTCGTCCGCGGCGACCGACAGCGCCTGAAGCAGATTGACCGGCAGACGCAGCTCGTCCGCGCGATCGCCGATCTTAGACAGACCGTCTATCAGAGTACCTATCTTGGTGACTATCGCCGCGATGGCCACGCCGAACCCGGCCAGAAGGGCCACGCCGATGGTGTTGCCCGCGTCCTGAGCCGGACCCTTCGCGGCGTCTGCGAAGTTGCTCATGAACTTGGAGGCGTCGGGGTTCAGCTTGCTGAAGCTGTCCTCGATGCCCTTCACCGCGTTGCCGGCGATGGCAGACGCAGCGTCCATGTCACTCTGAAACTTCGTCAGCTGCGCGGAGAGCGCTACGACTAGAGCTGCTGTCTCGTTTGCCATCTCACTGTATCGTCATGTTGGACTCGTGATAACTCATCACCATGGAGTCGAACTCCTCGTTGCTCGGTGGCTCCACTGGTGTATCTCCGCCCTGAGACTTGTTGTAGCCGTCTACGCTGGCGGTCAGCTCCCACAAGGTCAGTTCGTCTGTCTGTCTTGGAGACCACCCGAGGGCTGCTCCGAGACCGTAGACTGCGGAGCGGCGAACTCTTCCGTCGTCGTGGTAGACTGGCGACTTGGAGTCTCCTTGGCCGTCTCCGCCTTCTCTTTTTTTCCGACTTCGTCTCCAGGCACGCCCGTCAGTGCGGCCATGATGACGACCAACGCGATATAGACGCTCTCTGTCAGAGGCCTCTCGTCTACGTACCGCTGAACCAGCACCAGAGCCTTGAGAGGCTCCTGACCAGCACCTATGAGTCCCAGACGAATGGTCTCCCTGATATCGTTCAGCTTCCACTTGCCATCGCGGATGCGGCTGAAGACCTCTGCTATGCCGCATCCGCACTTGTCCTCGAGCTCCAGTATCTGAGCTACCTTCGCTATGTTGAACTTGTGCGTACCATCCGCCCAAGTCAACTCCACTTCTCCGTTCACTGCCATGATCCATATCTCCGTGGCTAGATGTGGAACTCACGCGGGAACGAACGTGAGTGCGCCGTTGTTCACCATAGTCAGGTCGAGAGTGACCTTCTGTCCACGAACACCACCGTACTTGAGGTCGGTGAGCAGGAACGATCCCAGCCAGTAGCCGAGAGACAGCGGCAGAGTAGTCGGAGACACGAGCTGAATGCGAGCACTGCGCTCAGTCGCGCCCATGAACCAGTCCAGCCAAGTGTGAAACGACTCGCAGGCCATCACGCCAGAGCCAGACACCTCGGCCGACAAGGCGTTCACGTCCTTCGCCTCCCACGCGGGCAGAGAAGGATCGAGACAGTCCGGGATCAGCGTAGTATTAGTAGACGCCGACAGACTGAAGTTCTTGGTAGTCAACCCGCACGGCTCAGAGAAGACGTCCGGGCTCCCGGAGGGTGAGTCACCGCCGATGCCGATCAAGATCAGCAGCTTGGTGCCCGGGATAACGGTCGGTTGTGCCATCTTAGTTTCTCCTTCGGTTAAGCTAGTTGTATCAACGCACGAAAGTTCAGCGCGACGTGACGAGTCAGTCCGTCCGGATCACGCAGATAGTTGACGGTGTTCAGCTCGAACACTATCACAGAGTATCCAGAGACCGTGAGATCCTGGTCGTCCAGCGCGGCCACTACTGCCTTGCTGATCTTCTTCACCATCGGTATGCTCTTGTCTCGAGCCCATCCGTCTATGCTGAAGAAGATCTCTGTCCCGTCGATGCAGTCGGCCTTGTCTGGCAGAACCTGACTGTCACCTATGGAGATATATGGAAACGTAGGGCCGGGGGGAACCTCGTCGTACACCCGAGCAGGATCCCCGACGATGGCCTTGACGCCAGCGTCGGCCTTCAGCTTGGTGACTATCGCGGCCTGCAGCTCTAGTGATGGATCGCTCATGCTGAGTACTTCTTGATGTTGAGCGCTACCTTGGCCTTCATCTCTTCCTTGATCTGTCTCTTCATCCTGTTGTAGGTCGGAAAGAAGAACGGCTGCGCTGGCATGTTCACGGTGCCGAACTCGTCTGCTCTGGCGTAGTCGTACGGCTTAGAGGAGACGGACTCCCTGACGGTCTCGTGGCCACCCGCGACTATCCGCACGGTCGTGTCCTTCTTACCCGGCACCGTCTTGACTGTGGTTCGCAGAGTACCCTCGTGTACTGGAGCAGCGGCCGCGATAGCCTGTCTCAGCTTCTCGGCCTGCTTGTTCAGCTCCTCCACTGCGAGATCGTGCAGCTCCTTCGGGAGCTGTCTGGTCAGCAGCTGATCCAGCTTTCTGACTGAGTCGTTCACACCGCTACTCCCTTCTCGCAGAGCATCTCGTACATGAACCCGTGACGTACTCGCCCGCCGTCCGGATCTACTATGGAGCGGATATTGTAGGTGTCGCCAGTCTCCTCGTTCTTGACCATCCACTCGGTTGTGACCAGCGAGGTCATGGAGGACTGTCTGACTGTGATGTTCACGTAGTTCGTGCCCGTCAGCCGACTGGCGAGTATCTGCTCGCCTCCCAGCTTGGGCGAGATGTTGCCGCGCGTGACGAAGTTCGCGGTGCCCAAGAAGCCGTTCTCGGTGTCCCCGTAGTCAGGCTCGGGAGGCGAAGAGACCCCCAGAGCTTGTCTAGAGTAGAACCCGACCAAGTATCTCAGCTCACCTGACGACATTCTTCTTTCCCTTGTTCTCTGGCCTCTCAACCACGACTGCGCACTCCTCGCGAACTGCCTTCTCGGCGCAAGCTCTCTTCACCAAGTAGGTCCCAGGCTTGTAAGACATCACGGACCTAGAAGACGGCCAGTAGTCGAACGGCTTCGTGACCTTTATCCACGGCATCAGCGTATCATTCTCCACAGAGTTCCGTTGACCAGCTCGTCCTCGTTCCACTGATTGTACGCCAAGCTGTGAAGCCAAGGCATTCGCTCCGGATAGACTGGCTTTTCTATTCTAGTGAAGTCTGTCTCGCCCACCAGCGCAGCAGCGCTCATCTTGTCGACGAACACCGGGCATCCCATCACCTCGGCCTCTACCGCGGCGATGCTACCGTGCGTGACTAGACAGTGAGCGTCAGCCAACTCCTTCTCGAGCGGCACCGGGCTCTCCTTGTGCCGCACGAAGATCGGCCGATCAGTGTACTTCTTGAGCTCCTCGGCCACGTCCCTCGCCCAATAGACGTGAGCGAAGAGGTTCCAGTAGTCCGGCAGCGTGTCGGCTATCACGATGCGCTTGCCGCTACTTCTCCACGGACGCAGCGACGACTCTAGTTTTAGAAACTTCCACCGATCCTCTGGTACGTCAGCGATGCTCTGCATCTGAAAGTGGTTGACATGCCATCTATAGTATCCTCCAGGAATTCCCATCTCACTGCCCTTGGGCAGATGCGTGGCAAACACGCGACGAAGATAGCCGCGATCCCAGTATATGAACTTTCTTCCGCTCTTTCTCCACTTGTCGTACCAAGGCTTGAGGAAGGGACTGCATCCGACGATGGGTATGACGTGCTCTGGCAGGTCATCAAGTCGCTGAGGATCGTCACGAACAACTCTCCCTATCTTCTGCCCTATGCGCTCGAACAAGTTCAACTTGAACTTCTTCAGTCCAGGAGGAATGAACAGAGCAACTGACTGCGGGTCTATCATCACACCCTCCAGTGCTTCTGCACCCAGTCTAGATGCGTGAACTGCTCAGGCTTTCTCCAGCCGATGAACGCGACGATGCGACAGTTCAGCGGCAGAGCCGAGGAGTGCGGCGGCCATCCGGGCTTCTTGAAGCCGTAGATACCTGACGGATGTCCGCCCTTCCAGGTTCCGGCTTCAGGAAGCATGTGCCAGATCCAGCCCTGATCGTCAGGGAAGTCGTGATACTGTATCTTCTGCGCCTTATCCAGCGAGAAGTTTCTCCAGACCTCTGAATGACTACCCGGTCTCAGCATGTAAATGCTGCAGTTGAACGGATTAGGATTAATCGCGTTGACACCCTTCAGTATGACGAAGGGCTCCTCCCGATCGAACAGCGGATCCGTCCTGTCGACTATGACCAAGTCCAGATCAACTCCAACTATCCTGTCGGTGAGCTCGTGACGAGCCTGCCACTCCGGATCGAACGTGCGCAGCCTGCAGAAGCAGCCGCGCCCGATGAGCTCCTTGTCCTCCAGAGGAACCACGTCGTACCTGTCGCACGACTTGACGTCTCTGTCCGTTACCAAGACCAGTCTGTGCTTCTGCGCGTAGTGCCTGCGCAGGCCAGCGGCCAGCTTCTCCACGGACTCCAGGGGATACTTGCTGCCCCAGAGCCACGCCACGAAGTTCACAGCCACAGCACACCGATCCCGTTGTCCTGACTGTCCATCCGTATCTCCTGGTGACGATGCCGGGCTTTTATCTCCCTCCAGAAGATGGGAACCTCTATCGGCTTCTTGTGCGGAGGCAGACCCTTCTTGCGATAGAATCCTATGTCGTGAAATGCTATCATCTTGGTGAGAGGACTGTAGTTCTCCCAGTCCTTCTTGACGTAGGGCAGCGTGTGATTAGCGTCTATGAACACAGCGTCAAAGGGACCTAGCGCGCGCACCTTGTCAATTATGTTCTTATCTGTGCTGTCTCCGAGTAGCAGATGCGCGTCATATCCGCGCTTCTTCAGCTCAGCTACGCACTCCTCTAGAGGCCCCTGACTCTTCTTGAATGACGCGTCACCGTGCGGCAGATCCACCGACACGATCCTAGATCCCCCCATTAGCTTGTTCGCGACGTACCAAAGAGATCCACCAAATTTGGATCCGACCTCCAGATACGACTTCACGTTATTGTCCACCAACAACTTGGTGAAGACCTCGATCTCAGTTCTATTCTGCAGTATCCCAGTCTCACACTTCATCATGTGGCTATCATCCTCATTGCTGCGTCCTTAACCTCGTCTACTGAGATATTGGACATGGCTCTCTTGCAGTGATCGCACTTCTCGATGTGACCGCAGGCCTCTGCTCCCCCGGTCAGATTGACGTGTCCCTCGTACCCGGTAACAGCCGGGGGGATGAACCCGCCGAACAGCACGACTGCGGGAACTCCGACGGCCGCAGACGCGTGATGCATCCCGCCCTCAGGACCGATGTACAGCGCAGCCTGCGACAGCGCGGAGATCACGTGACGAAACTTAGGCAGCTCCACGATAGCCGCCTGCTGAATTATGCGCCGCGAGTTCTTGTGCTTGAACTGAATGACGTCGACGCCCTGAAGTATCAGGCGACGCGCGACCTCCTCGTACTTCCCCTCGCCCCAGTCCTTGTTCGGCGCCACCGACTTGTGCCACGGCACGTTCGGCTCGATTACGACGAAACCCGGCTTGAAAGCCTTGGCGACGTTGGTCTCCTGCTCGTCGAAGAAGAACTCTCCCGGCGTAGGACGGAAGTCGAAGTTCCAGACCCACCTGCCATTCACCAGCTTGTTGTACTTGCGACGTCCCTTATAGTGATCCACCCAGATGAGGTCTTGGTCCCTCTCACTGCCCGGAGGAGCCACGTTGGGATTATTGTAGTAGATCTCAGGACACCAGCTGGACCAGCTGATCCTCTGTCCGTCGCCGAAGGCCACTCGCTTGCCCTTGGCGTGCGCTCCTCGCGCCATGCCAGAGCCCATGATCTCGTCGCCGAAGCCCACTCTGCTAACTCCATCCCATGCAGTGGTCGCCATTCATCTCAAACAACTCTCTCGCACCCCACGACTCAAGCAGCAATTTTGCGTCGTGTCGCTCCTTGCCGTAGACAGACTTATGCTTCCTCGTCTTGTCGCCCTTCTGCTCGAGGATGATTATTGGTCTGTGTCTCTTGATGATGTTCTCGCCGCCCTCCACGACGAAATACTCATAATTTTCAACGTCGATCTTGATAAAGTCAACGTTCACGAAATCAAAATCATCCAGCTTTACCATCGAGACACCAGTACCGCCCTCGATAACTTGCGTGCTCCCGGTACTACCGTGCATGAACTTCAAGCCGACTTCTGCGTGCTGATGTCCAACCGCGCAGTGATGTACCTCATAATTCTTGAGGCCAGACATATTTAGTCGGAGGCACTCGATGTGTTCTGTGACCGGCTCAAAACCGATCACCTTATCAAACTGCCTCGCGAGATGCATGGCCCATAGACCAATGTGCATCCCTACGTCTAGAGCACAGCGCCTCTTCTTTACTCTTCTCAGAGCAGCGTCAAGCTTATGATACTGATAAGTACCTCTGCCGTCTACCTTTGGTCCTCTGGCGACCATCTCGACTAAGTGAGTCTCACTGTCGGGGAACCAAATTCCATCTGCGCACTTCATCGGTTCTTCCTAGCCATCTCGTAGTCAAATCTGATGCCTCGCGCCCAGATGGCCGCAGGCTGAGGAACAGGCTGCTCGAACTCCTCCAGCTCGATCTCGCATATCTCGGAGTAGTGAATACGCCGAAACCCCATCCCCTTTATCAGCTCGTCTACCTCGTTTCGCTCCTCCAGAGAGCCGCGCCACACGAAGAACTTCTTGCATCTATCCGCGAGCCACTTGACCAAGCTGTCCAGGTCTCTCTTCTCCATGACTCTGAACAGCTTGTGGTAGACAGCGAGCATGAGAACTATGTCATAGCTATCCCTCAGGTTCTTGCCGAAAGCCTTCTCTATGGCGGCACCACCTCCGGTGAGATCCACCACCTCGAACCTAGCGTCGACGCTGCGAATGTCGGCGAACCACTCGTTCGCAACCTCCATTCCCTTCACATAGTTGTCGCATCCATGAACGACACTAGCACCAGCAAGAACAAGATCGTGGCACACAGCACCGCGATTGCAACCAACGTCAAAGACACTCGCGCCCCGCGCGCGAGGAAGAATATCAGCGAGACCGTCAAGACGAAACCCGCTAAAATTAATGACGCGACGCTGAACACCCTTGTCCGTCCAAGTTGATGGCATCTTAGGCGGCTCTCTTTCCACCGCGAACGGCGTCGTAGCTGCCGAACATCTCGTCGACCGACGGCTCGTACCTGTCCGCCGTGTATCCCTCCGCCTGCGCCTCGTCCCACAGCCTGTCGACCATCTGCTGGACCTCAGGATGCGCGTGAGGCTGCGGCTTGTCGGCCCGAAGCGTGAAGGCGTTCCAGTGCTGCCTGCCGCTGGCCTTTAGACGCGGCATCGCCCACTTCAGGTGAGGCTGCGTCTCCACCTTCGTGAAGTGAATCAGCTTGATCTCCGGATCCGCGAGACTCTTGTACTTCTCGCCGTCCAGGCAGTTCCAGTTTCCCTGGAAGGGAGCTATCGCCCCGCCGATGTTGTTGCGAACCTGCCGGTACAGACCCTCTCTGCTGCGCAGCTGATCGAACGGCACGATAAACTTCTTGGCTCGCTCGCAGTCGAACAGAAGAACGCAGTGTGTGTTCGGGCTCTTCGCGAGTATCGCCTTGCCGTCCGGTATCTTCTGGTTCCAAAGCTCCGCGGGATCCGCGCAGTAGATCTGATCCACGTCGTTGTAGATGCCCTTGCCCCTGAACCCGCAGACGTGCGGTATCGCCCAGCGAAACGCGCTGAACGGAGTGGCCCATCCTCTGGTATTCCAACCCTCACCCTTCTTCGGATTGCTGTACCAAGGAGACGCTGGATCATTCGACAGCTTCATCCACGTGATGTCTACCGGCATGGACGAGAACTTGCGAACCGTGTACTCGAACATTCCCTGCGACTCGGCGTCCTCACCGTTCGCGCTGCATCCCACGAATATGCGTATGGCTTCAGTCATAGACTCCATCTCCTGAGCATCTGTTCTATGGTCATCTTCGGAAAGCACTCGATGGTGCTGGTCTTGGAGCAGTTGACGACGTCTACCCCCATCTTCTTGAGTACGGGAGCAGCGGCGGTCATGTGTCGCCGCCACTCGTGAAAGCGACCGTTGTCCGGATTGCGCAGCGGCGCTGGATGAGCACCGTGCCAGTGAACTCCGCCGTGCTCGCTGAAGTCGAAGCCCACCAGAGCGACACCAGTCGCGCCGAACTGCGTCACCAGATTGAGAACCTGATACCCGGAGTTGCCGCCAGCGCCGACGACCCCCGGCTCGTCGTAGAGCATCTTGTGTATCAGGTTCTTGGCCTTGTCTCTGGCAACTACGACGTCATGGATGCCCTTCTCCTTAACGCCGTGCCCGAGTCTTACTCCCTCGAAGCCCTTAACCTTCTCGCGGCGAATGTGCCACCACACGTCGTCGCATCCGTAGAGAACTTCCGCCCAAGGACACAGTCGGTAGCTCTCGTTGATGGCGACAACGTGGATCCGGTCCCGCAGCATCTCAACGCCGACCTTGTTGGCGCTAGGACCCGCTGCGACTACGGCGACGCACTGACCTCTCCAGTCCTGCCACCACTTGAACCGGGTCGACCCTCTCTCCCAGAGATCCATCACTGACTATTATTCCTGGGACCAGAGGTCAATACTGGTGATCTAGGATCAGAGAAGTCTCTGGGTCTAGCCTCGAACGGTCTCCCTCGGCCGACGCCGGGGGTCGGTCTTCTGCGAGGCGGTGGGATCGGAGCTGGCACTATCGTAGGCGGACTGCGCAGGAACGAGCGAAGCTCGTTCGGATAGTGATAGCCGATCGGCGGCGGGAATACCGCCGTCGTGGGCGGCATGGCCTCCGGCCGACGAGCGAGGAACGGCGCGAAGAAGTAGCCGTATCCACTCGCCATTCGCTGAGCAGCAGACGGCAGAGGCCAGTCGTCCTGATTGACCGGCAGAGGTGGTGTGTGCAGCGCAGTCGTCTGCTGATCGAACCACGTCGGCAGCTGAGAGACGCGGCGCGGAAACGCTAGCAGATCAAAGTTGCTGACCGGCCTGATCTCAGGCGCGGCCTGCGGACGAGAGATCCAGGTGAGAACCTCTCGACGCTGCTGAGCCGGAACTGGCCAGTCGTACTGATTGACCGGACGAGCAGAAGCAGAGGCCTGGATGACGATGTTGCTCTGCTGAACCGCCTGAATGAAGGTCTGCGGGCGTATCGGTATCGAGCCGTCGAAGTTGTTGACCGGCCTCGGCTGAACCTGCTGCGCGAAGTTCGGCGATTGCGTCCAGGTTATCGCCTCTCGAGTTCTGCGAATCGGCAGCGGCCAGTCGTCCTGATTGACCGGCATCTGCTCTGGCGCGCCGAACTGCGGCGAGCGCGTGTAGGTGATCGCGTCCGGCGTGCGCCGGATCGGGAGCGGCCAGTCGTCTTGGTTGACCGGCATCCTGTCTGGCGCACGCGGAGCAAAGGTATAGCCGACAGCGTCGCGAGTACGAACGATCGGCAGCGGCCAGTTGTACTGATTGACCGGCATCCTCTCGGGTGCACGCGGCGAGAACGTGTATCCGACTGCGTCTCTGGTCCGCAGAATCGGCAGCGGCCAGTCCGACTGATTGACTGGCTTCTGTGCCGCTGGCGTGCGGAGAGCAACCGCGAACGGCGCGAGATCATAGTTGAAGTACGGCTGCTTCCATCGCAGAGAGTAGTACGGAGCTCTGAATACGTACTCGATCTGGATGCCAGCGTTGACCCAGGAGCGCAGACTGATCGGGTAGTCGACGCGAGCAGGAAGCGGCCAGTCGTACTGATTTCTCGGCAGCGTGACAGCCGCGACACTCTTGAGCTGCGCGTTGAAGTGAAACGCGACGTCTATAGATCGCTGAGGCTCCTGCGTTCCCCAGTCTACGACGCGAGACGGGATGTAGGTCACCGGCGTCGAGGCATTCGGCGACTGGATCCACGTCTTGACTTCCTCGTCAGCCCGACGCAGCGGTAGCGACCAGTCGGACTGATTGACCGGCTTGGCGCTCACGACTTGCGCAGGCTGCGGCGCTTGAGTCCAGGTGCGGACCGGCTGCGCCATCCTGATCGGGAGCGGCCAGTCAGCGACCAGAACAGGCTTCAGTCCAGTAGCAACTCGCGGACCCTGCAGCCAAGTTCTTATGACCTGCTGAGCCTGAATCGGCAATGGCCAGTCGAGCTGATTTGCCGGCCGAGAGACGGCCTGTGCCGTCAGCAGCGCGACGTTGAACGGCTGCTGCCAAGGCTGCGCGAATTCAACCGGTGCTGGCGTTCCCCAGTCGGAGACTCCGCCGGGCATGTAGCGTGCCGCGTCGCGAGCAATGGTGGCGAACGGGGGAGACGGCTCCGCCTGCCAAGTGCTGCCGCG